CGCTGGCATCACGTGCCGGAGCGATGCGCCATTCCAGCGCCTGAATGGCAAGGCGGCGTTTGCTCAGTTCGGAAAAAAGGTGGGTGTCCTTTTCTTCCATATCAAAGGCCAGATCAGCCTGTGCGGTCAGATCACCGCGTTCGGCATCACGCAGCATCTGCGCGGCCCGGTTCGGCGTCACACCACTGGAAGGATGCTCCTGCGTACGCTTCATGACCATTGCCAGCTCATCGCTGCGGGTCTGCATTTCATCGTCAAAATCAAACGGCTGCCCGGAAATATCCAGAATACGGCCCATTACCAGCCCCCTCGTTCAAACTGGTGATAATCATCAAAATCATCGTTATCAACATCATCACCACGGTGGCGTGGTGGCAGCGCCTGTATGCTGTCCTCGTCGATAACAAAACCATTCATATAAGACGCCCTGACAGCCATACAGAGCGCCACGGCAAAGTCGCCATGTCGTCGGCCTTTACCACCTTCATCTTTTGTGCGCCCCTTATCAATCTGCGGAATACCTTTGTCCACCTTGATGTGGAGCAGGTCATCAAGAGTGGTCTGGTGCCGGGCAATCGTGATGTTCTGCGCTTCAAACTCGCCTTTCAGTTTTGGCATCCACTCCTGATACCAGGATGCGGTCAGATTCACACAGTCGATCATCTCCGGGCCATAAATCAGACGGGCGGCTTCTGCCAGATAACCGCCGTTACCGGTGGCATCAAATGCAGCGCCGGTAAAACGGGGCAAACGGGACAGAATGAATAAAAGGATTTGTCGCTGCTGGTCATAGGTCACATTACGCAGCTCCACGCGGAAACATTCGCGTTTGCGTAAGTCAGGAGTGATGGCAAGCGGCACAAACACCGTCAGGTCGCCACGGCGTGCAAAGTCTTCGCCCAGTACGTGTTTATTGAGCGGTGACAGCGCATCGAGCAACGGGAGCAGCTCCTGTTCACACCAGTCCTGAACGATACCGTGGCGCATCTGCGGTGTCAGCGATTCAAAATCGTCCGGGGCTTCAAAACGCAGAACCGGGATATCCCGCGCGGGTGTCATGGCAGCTTCAATCAGGACACGGGACAGGTAAGCGCCACCGGATTTTTTGGGAATACAGCCGTATTCCTCGTCGGCACTCTCTTTATTCGGCGCATTCCGGTACAGGCCATCACGCCAGGCTTTCTCCGCTTCCGGCGACCACGACTGATTCGTGACATAACAGATACGCCGGTACAGCCCGTCAGCGATGGCATCATCCAGCGTGATACGGTGAACGCTGTAATCCTTGCGCCCCTCGCGCGCATCCTGAATGTACTGGTTAAACAGGTTATCGACGCCGTTATGTGTCGATATGATCCGCACGCGGGCACCCCACATGGTGAGAGCAAAGGCCGCTTTCAGGAGTTCATCCAGGGCTTCATGAAATGCCGCTTCATCAATCACCACATCCCCCTGTAAACCACGCAGGTTAGACGGGCGGCTTGAAAGCGCCTGCACCTTAAATCCACTGTTCGGAAAGCGGATCATGTAGGTGAGGATTTCTTCTTTTTTGTCGCTGTCCCAGAAGGTCTGCTCCCATACGTCAGCCTTTGCCAGCTGGTTAAAGGCGCGGGCAAACAGGGCACAGGCGGCAATGTATTCCAGCGCCATTTCCTGACGGGAACCCACATAAAAGACGTTGCGACCGCCACGGCGGCGCGGCTTTGCTGCCGTCATGACATTGCGGCCCGCTTCGGCCCATGTCAGACCGGTACGACGGGATTTTTCAGCAATGCAAATCTGGCTTTCATCCTCAAACCAGCGGCGCTGATAGCCCAGAAAAACCGGTTCATTGCGGGGCTGCGCTTCCCCGATATCGGTCACGATATTCACGCCAAGCAGTTCGGCCTCCTTGCGCAGGTCGATTTTGCGGGGTGCATGAAGGGCTTTAAGTTTGCTTTCTTTGGTGCTCACAGGAAATCCGGTATAAATTTTCAGGCTTTAATCAGTAAAAAGAGGTTGCTATGAAAGAAAAGCTGACCATTGACCAAAAAATTGAGATTGCAAAAATAGCAAGTGACTTTGTTATCGCTGGCATGAATACGAATAAACAGCCAGCGTGTCTTGCCGGTTCTGATCAAAATGTGAAGTCAGAACGGGAGTTGTTAAAACATATTTATCAGTTGCTGGAGGCAATGATTACTGATTAATTTGTGACTCTCTGATGATCTGGCCCGCGATAAGCGGGCCAACCACAATCTGCATTAACAGATACAGTGATTCGGCTTTCGTGACGATATGAATGTTGCCCTCCTCAGCCAGCGCCGCTTCGACGATGGGTTTGAGTTTCAGGGCAATATCCGCAGATGTTTTCTCTTCTGATTTAACAGCCATTACATTTTCCTCTTTACGCTTTCCCCAGCAGCACATCACGGATACGCTGCTCCAGTTCTTCGCTGATGCCATCCTGCCCGCGCAGTTCTTCACTGACGGCGTTTGCCGCTTCTTCTGCGAATGCCTGGCGGATTTCTTTCTCGCGCCGGTGGCTGGACATTGCCGTGGATTCCAGACGCTGTGCTGCCAGCATGGCGTTTTTCAGCAGTTCAATATCCACGTCATCTTCCGGTTTTTCGATTTGCCGCATCATGGCTTTAAAAAGCTGGCTGCGGGCCATTTCCAGAATCAGCTTTGTGGTTTCTCCCATTGGCTTGTCGCCAAGTTCTGCGGTCAGTGCTGACGTCATTTCACGCATCTGTCGCAGGTTATGGCCTACCTGTTCGACGTTTGTCGCGTAACGGTTCAGGCCGGAACGGGAGAGTTTCATGTCATCAGGCAGTCCGGCGTCTTCAATCAGGGCGTTAATTTCTTCCAGAATGCGGGCCTGTGGGATTGCCTTGTCACGCAGCATTTCATGCAGTGTTTTGCGCACGTTTTCCGGCAGCAAATCCACTTTTGAAGCCCGTCCCCGTGTTTTCCTGTCCATCATGCCTCCGTTCAGAAGCGGGGACGTGGACGTTTGACACCGGAAACACGAGCCCGGCCTTCAGCCACATCCTGACCACGGGAGGTCAGTGTCACGACATAAAAGCCGCGCAGGTTTTCCACGGTGACAAGCTGCTGTTCTGCCAGCCAGTCAATCTGACCACGAACCACATCACGTGAAACGTTATGCCCGTAAGCATCCAGGCAATCCTGCAAAATGGATTCGTTAGCCTCGTTATTGCAGTCCATCAGTGAACGCAGGATGACCAGGCGGCGATCCTGCGTCAGAATGTCGTCAATCATTTGTTGTTCTCTCCGAGCGCCTTTTCGAGCAAAAGCTCCAGTTGATGGGTCAGCACCTGTATGTGCCGGTTCATCGCTTTCACTTCACCATTGGTTTCTGCGGTCTGTAACCGGACAGCATGTAAATCCTGTGCACTGGGCATGTTTTCGCACTTCGTTTCAAGCGCGGTTAAACGGCTTTCGATTTGCTCCACACGTTCCGTGCTGGCAAATGTACGCCTCACCGCCCACCACAAAATGCCACCAATGGTGCTGCCACTGCCTATCGAGTAGGTCAGCACTGAATAAATATCCACACGCTCTCCTGTTTACAGCCCTGACGACATACCCGGCATTAATCCCGGCACCGGTAACACATCATCATTCAGCAGCTGATTATTACGGGGAGCGGGCACAGCACCAGAACTGGCGCTGAACATAAACACCGCCAGTGCATTTTTTTGTTCCTCTGTCAGTGGCCTGTTCAGATGGGTATTTAACGTGTCATAAACAGGCTTCAAATCTGCTTTCAACAGCATGATGCATTCACCATAGCTGTAAGGGCGTTGCTGAATATCAGGACCGTGATGGTTAAGGCAAACTGTCAGTTCGCCGTGCTGGTCTGTGTATGGAAGGTACTGAACAGAAACCAGCGATGAATCACCATCGCCGGACAACTGCCAGCCACCACATGCCGCCAGTACCACGATGGCAAGTGTTCTGATGATGCGGGGGAGACGTTTTTTAAAATCGTTCATGAAACCCTCCTTCGGTAATAAAAGGAGGGTAACTCAGGGGAATTTGCAGGCGGGGTTATTATTAATTAACACAACCGGCCTGCGCCGGTTGATTGCTGTTACTCAGAATAAATCGGGCTGATGTCGCCGTGAATGAAGTTTTCTCTGGCGGGCAATAATCTTGTAAATCTGCGGTTGTGACAGACGATGTTCACGCCGCAGCTCCTCTATGTTCCGACCGTTAAACTGGCAGTAAATCAGATCATCCCGCAACGCTGCCAGAAGTGCATCACCCCGGGGGATGTAATACTGCCGTCCCCCCAGGAACCATGATAAGGACATCACCTGTTTACGGGCTATGCTCCGTGCATCATCCACGCCCTGACGTTTCAGTTCTGTTTCCAGAACGTCAACCAGCTCAACCAGCGCGCGGGGCCAGCGGGCCTCCTGCTCAGGAGCCGGTATATTGTCGATATGATCCATTAACTGGCTTACAGCCGGATCATGTTCAAATAAATCCTGCTGATTTGTCATTTTGCCCCCATCAGCGAAAAACTAACAGACAGATCCCCGTGACTACGGCAAGCAGTGCAATAACTGTGATACCCTTCATCACCATCAGCAACGTAGCCATGCCGGAACATTCATTACTGAATCTTCTGTACATCATGCCTCCGCGCCAGACGGTACTGAACGTCGCAGACAGATATGGAGGCGAAAGCAAAACCATATGCTACAGAAGCCAGATAAAGCATAAATCGTGAACTGATGCGCTTCTTCTAAAAGCCCGGTTGCAATAGCCGAAAGACTTAACCCGACGAGGCCACCAAGAAAATCAATGGCATTAATAGAAGCATAACGTCGGATTTTTCCTGTCCGGGACAGATCATCAAAAATAGTGCCGGTAAAGCACAGCGCCACACTGAAAACGGCAGCATTCCAGAACAGCACCGCCCGCAAACCATAAAACACGCTAATAATCAGAATCAGCGCCAGCAACATGACCGGCAGACAATTTGGTAACAAATAACAGAAACGCTTAAACATGATGCTTTTCCCTGTAACGCTGGCAGTGGTGAATAATTTCTGGCATATCGACTGACTGCCAGCCTTTCATGTAATAGCTCCCGTGGGTGCCATCGTGCCCTGTGTAATCCATTGGCTTTGGTGGTGGACCTCCGGCCTCCCGATGTAACACCTCCTGTCGTAAACGTTCGCGTCTGCCAAACCGAAAGGACGCATCCCACCCTTTACCCATGCAGAACCTCCCGGCAGGCGCTGGCGAGCAGATCCAGGCGGTTAAACCAGCCGTTCAGATATTTCCCCTGCGAGGCACTGGATTTGATAATCCCTGCGTAATAGCGGGAACGACGCAGGAAACACTGCAACAGCAGCCAGTCAGTGTCGGCACGCAGAACGGCTGCGCGGGTGTTTTTGCCGACGATGCCATCATCATCAACACCTGCTGCCGCCTGGAGGATTTGAATCGCGCGTTTAACACCGTGCTGAACGGCAGCATCAAAGACGAATAAGGAAACACCATCAGGCCATTCGTTACACTTTGCCGCCAGCCAGTAATCACGCCAGTAGATTTGCGCCGCCTGCTCGTGGGTTAAATCTTTAATACGGGTATCAGGCTTCCCGTCACCGTTAACATCGGTTTTGCCATCAATAACGCCATCGCGACGGTCAGAAATGCCGTATTTGGTTTCGCCGCCACGGTCAGTGGGATCATTAACGTAACCACCTTCAACATCAGGCCGTATAACAAAATTCAGCGAATGAAGGAATGCAGGGGAAAACTCAGGCATGTTGCCCTCCTGTAATGAACGTTTTATCGTCACAACAGAATATTGAGGGCGTAAAAAAAGCCGGATTAACCGGCTTTACTGTTTAAAACAGAGGGGGTTGATACTGACGATACTTTATACGCCGCATTCGTCGGATGGCTTTATAGACAGTGTTAAACGTCACACCATAACGAATTGCCAGTTCGTGAACATTGCGCCCGTTAAAATCATTCCAGATTCGTAAATCCCGAACCAGTGAATCCAGCACCTGCCCACGAGGAATATAGACCTGACCGCCGCCAAGATGTTTACAGATAGCCACAACAATCTCCAGAGAGTGCGCAGGTTCAACGCCCAGCCGGGACAGTTCCTGACGCAGCACATCGTTCAGTTCCGCCAGCAGTGCCGGAAATCGTGACGTATCCCCGGATTCATTGTCAAGATGAGCCAGGATACTGTCATCCTGAAAGTCGCCAAACAAATCCTGCGTCATTGTGCCAGTCTCCGTGTTTTTCTTGCACGGGCATAAGCTGCTGTCATGGCATCATAGCCACGCAGTTCACGCCCGGACGGGCTGACCGGCAACGGGAGTCCATAACGGGAAAAGGCTTCACGGATACAGCGGATGTGCCACTGTTTCAGGGTTTCAAGCACAATTTGTAACGATTCTCCGTGACACCACGCCAGCGTGGAAACACCCTGTCCGCCATTACGTCTGGCTGTCAGTCGTTCGACGTATTTATCCAGTGCTGTATCACTGCCATCGGCAATAAAACCGTCTTCTGCCATTTGCTGCCAGATTTTTAATACCTTTTCGCGGGGCGTTACATGCCCATTAAAGCGACGGCGTGGGTGTTTATTCTGCTTCTTAAAACCGCGTTCTTTCATGGCATCGAGCACCAGCTCCAGTTGCGCGACGGTCAGCTCACGGCAACTGATTTTGCCCGTGTTCTGCATCAGAAAGGCACGGTAGGTGTCGTCGTCGAGTTGTAGCTCCCGACGGGCGACATGGATTAATTTAATAAGCGATGTGCGATTCATTTGCTCACCTCTCATATTAAGGAATGAGATATGAAAATTGATTATGACGAGATAGCCAGAATATTTGATGTTTTTCTGGAGGCCGACACCGCATTCATTCGACTGGAAGATGTCGGCTGGGATCGTTCTCAGCGGCACAGCGACAGCCATCAGAAGCTGGTTTTCCATCTTCTGTTGCTGGTTGAAAATGGTTTTATCAGCAACAGATATCTGAAAACAGGCACCGCAAAAAGCATTGGTCTCACCCCAACAAGCCTCGGATATTCATATTCAGGCACCAGTGTCAGACTCACACAAGATGGTCATGATTTTGCGAAAGCACTACATCAAAAACCCATTCTTGAGCGTATAAAACAGGAGCTTGCCGACGCCCCGATGACGCTCGTAACAGACGTCGGCAAACAGTGGTTAACCTCGTTTCTTAAAAAGAAACTCGGGATTGAATAGTTCCCGGTTCATACGTTGCAGCACATCAAGGGCGGCGACAGCCGCCACTTTATCGTTGCCATCAGCAATAGTGCGGAGATTTTCAATAATCCAGTGAGGACTCAGTGACTCAGCAACAATGCCCAGTCGGTACGCCATGACCTCATCAATAGCCTGTTCGTAAGACGGGGCATATACAAAGGCCACAAAGTCGTTGACCTCGTTTTCCGGTAAACCACCGGCAATCAGCAGGGCTGTAAGTTCTTCTGATTTTGTAAATACGCCATTATTCATTCTGTTCACCTTCACAATTCATGCACGCCGTGTCATCGCCCATATCGCAGTAATTGCATTTCTGCCCGCCACAATGGGGACACTCTTTCAGATATTCAGGGGCTTCATTACCGCAGGTCGGGCATTCCTGCTTTTCGTTTACGTTATTCATTTCGTAATACTTCCTCGCAATAAAAAATCTCATTGGGATAACGTTTTTGCACATGTTCCATCACCTGCCTGCATATCTGCTCCGTGGGCCAGATTCTTTCCGTTACAGGTATGGCATCGCAGGCATCGTTCCCGCAGGTGCTAACCAGCAGGACAAAGCCAATTGACTTAATCACTATTTGCCTCCATATGTTCCAGACGCTGTGCTTCGCGCATACACATCTGCGCAATCATCATCTGGCGGGCAATGCCTGCACGAATAAACGAAGCTGCACGACGGAGATTTTTTGCATTCGCCTGTTGAATCAATGCAGGTACTGATGCCAGGCATTCGGCGCTGTCTTTAATCAACATCTCCGCTGTTATTTCCGGTGCTTGTTGCTTATTCCTCGTCATCTTCGTCATCCTTTACATTCAGCGTTACAGGAAATTTTTCGAATATGAAAAGGGCAAGCCTTGCCCCAAGTCTCAGAAGGTTTGCTTCCTTTGAATGTGCAGGGATAACACATTTCTCACCGTCATTGTCGAAGGTAATATCCGCATCTTTTTTATCGATAAAAAAACGACATTCACCCACGCGTGCTTTATGCCATGCACATAAAGAGACAATGCATTCTTTCATTTCCTGATTCGTCATAAATATCACCATTTCAGATTCAGGCGCGAGCAATTCCCTGACGCATCGCGCCATAATTAAAAGAAAGTTAATTAATTAAATATTAATGCTGGTATTAAATACCGGCTTCCTGTTCAAACGGGATAATGGAAAAATCTTCAATTCCAGACTTGACCGTAATTCCGGCGACACCGGCAACTGCGCCTGGTTCATTCAGAATTGCTTCTTTGTTGATTTCCTGCTTCGTACGAATAAAGCGTTGCAGGCCAAGACGCTCCAGCGTTTCCATCACTGCATCCATACCACGAATACTTACTGATGGTGGACGGACCCGCCACGATACATCACCGGTGACAAGATTCGCCGT